TCGATTGTGATGTGCATGGTGTACCCCTTAGAAAGTGAGAATGTCGAAATAGGCCAACGCGCAAAGCGTTAAGCCTGCTGCGTAGATAAGGACTGCGAAGAAGTCCATAGCCGCTTGACGGCGCTTTTCGAGGGCTTCTTGCGTGGGTTTGTATGTGTAGCGGTGCATGGCTTAAGCCTCAATCATTGGTAGGTCGCAAATCAAGCCGTCTGGCCCGTGGAGTTGTACTTTATTTTTATGGGTGAAGCTGCGGCACCATTGAGGGCGTTGCAAGTATTTTGCAAAATCAAGCATTGCACTGGTGGCGCTGTAGCCGCGTGCGATGACGCGCTGGTGCGTGCCGTTGATGTCATTGTTGTGCCAAACGATAACGGCGAATTTTTCTAGTTTCATGGTTCTTTCCTTTAGTTGGGGCCGTGGCCCCATTGGTTTAGACTTCGCTGTTGTGCAGTACTGCGCCGTTCACCATAGTGAAGTTATCCCAGGCGTTTTGCTGCTCAATAATTAAGTTGATTTCTTTTTGTGTGCGGCTGCTACCTGCGCGGTGAATCTGCGCCAGTGTGCGCAACAGTGTTCCCAAGCCGCCAGCGTTAGTTGCGCGTGCAATTTGCTTTTGCTCTGATTTTGTCATGGTGGTTTCTCCAGTTAGTTGGTTGTTGATGGTTCTATTGTAAGGCATTTCCTTGCACTGCTAAACTTATTTTCTAGGGGTTTACACTAATCCGGGATAAAGGCGATGGATGTGGGCGCGGGTTGTAACTTCGCTATGTGCTTTGCCGTCAAGCGCGATGTAAACCACGCCCTTTGGCGTGCGCTGCGATAGTTCCACAACGGCGGGTAGATCGTGACCGCAAGCCATAACGATCGAGTTGGCTTGGTTGCGGCTAATCAGACCGCGAACCTGATAAATAGCGGTTGCGGATTCCAAATAGCCGCGACTGGCGCAAGGAATTCCAGGCATGAGGATGGATTTGATGGGCATTACAGTTTTCCGTAGAAGTTGATAGAAGTGTAATTATACACCATAACGTAGAAATACTGTCAAGCGTTATTTAGTGGGCAATGTGGGTTTGTTGTGTGCGCGGTTTTGGCGTGCGGTGACCCACGCTTGAGGCCAGTAGATATGCGGGTTGAGGCTATTTGTTGGCAAGGTAGGCTATTGTTTTTGAATAAAAGGTGAAACCTATATTGGGTATGTTAGTAAGCACTAACTTAAAATTACGCTATATGGGGTAGACCTCTTGCGAACTACCGCCAAGATAGCCAACATTGCCTACAACCCCTTAACCCACGCAACCACGCCACGCGCACTGGCGCTATGTTGTGGGCCACATTGGCTATGAAAAATAAATTGCCCACATGACCCACAATCTACGGACGGCTTGCGCCTGGTAACTCATGACAACAATGCCCACATGGGGGGTTGGCTACCTGGTGTGGGCAGTCAACATGACCCACGTGGATTTCGACTTGGGGGGAGGGGGTAGGGCCGAGCGCATAGGGCCAGCGGTAACGGAGCGTTCGCAAACAATTTTTTTATTTTTTAAAAACAAGCCGTCAAGTAATCCTTGACAACTGGCGGCTATTTGCAAAATGATTTATGATGGATGCACGCATTCACGCGGCCATACAACTATGAGTTTTCATTCACTGCCACTTGTGCTGAACGAGATACGCGCCACCGAGGCGGTGCTTAACCGCATCTACGACGCCGCCAAGCTCGGGCTAAAGGGCGACAACTTAGCTTTCGCAGCCGGAATGCTGCCCAAGGCGTATCGTCAGCTCTGCGAGATGGACCCCGTTGCGGAAATGGCTGAGTCCAAAGGACGCGCCGACGGTGAGCTGACCGCATCCAAGCAATTGCACGCCGCTGCCGCCGAAGGCGACGCCAAAGCCTCACTGGCAATCCTGCAAAACGTCCACGGCTGGGTCGCCAAGCAGTCCATCACTGTCGATGTGGATCAACGCATATCCATCGTCGGCGCACTCGCTGAAGCCGAACGCCGCGCAGCAGCCGACGTAGTGGACGTTATTGCGCATGAACCAAGCCCAGCACTCAAAGCCAGACTCGCGCCAGCACGACAGGAACAGACATGATCAAACTTTTAATTATTGTCGTAGTGATGCTGGTCGTCATCAACCTAATTAACGCGCTCATTGAATAATGCAAACCACCAAATACAGCGCTGAAGACGAACAAGAATTAATGTCGCGCCTATGGGCGCCGCAGTACAAGGACAACCCGCTGGCGTTCGTGAGGTTCACGTTTCCGTGGGGCGTTAAGGGTACGCCACTGGAGAACTTCGACGGCCCGCGCAAATGGCAGCGCGAAGTGCTGCAAGAGATCACGGATCAGATTAAGGCAAACAAAGGCCAAGTAGACTTCAACACGCTACGCCATTCAGTCAGTTCGGGCCGGGGTATTGGCAAGTCGGCGTTAGTCAGTTGGATCGTGCTGTGGATGTTGTCCACTCGGATTGGCTCGACGACCATCGTGTCGGCTAACTCGGAAAGCCAGTTGCGGTCGGTCACTTGGGCTGAAATTACCAAGTGGCTGGCGATGTCACTTAACTCGCACTGGTTCGAGGTTTCAGCTACCAGGCTGATGCCCGCTAAATGGCTGACCGAACTGGTCGAGCGGGACTTGAGGAAAGGCACACGCTACTGGGGCGTCGAGGGACGGCTGTGGTCAGCTGAGAACCCGGACGCTTACGCGGGCGTACACAACTTCGACGGTGTGATGGTGATCTTCGATGAGGCGTCAGGTATCGACGACGCCATCTGGGCGGTGACTGCTGGATTTTTTACGGAGAACACGCCCAACCGGTTCTGGCTGGCATTTAGCAACCCGCGTCGCAACACGGGGTACTTCTACGAGACGTTTCACAGCAAGCGCGAGTTCTGGGTGACTAAGGTGGTGGACGCCCGCACGGTCGAGGGGACGGACAAGCAGGTCTATCAGCAGATCATTGACGAATACGGGCCGGACTCTAGTCAGGCACATGTCGAAGTGTATGGCGAGTTTCCGAACGCAGGCGATGATCAGTTCATTTCCAGCTTGGTAGTGGACGATGCCATGAAACGGGAAAAGTACAAAGACCCGTCAGCGCCTATCGTGATCGGGGTTGACCCAGCGCGGTTTGGAGCTGACGCGACAGTGCTGGCGATCCGGCAAGGGCGGGACATCGTAAAGATCATCAGGCACAGGGGCGACGACACGATGACGGTGGTCGGGCATGTGATCGAAGCGATTGAAGAATACCGCCCAGCGATGGTGTTCATCGACGAGGGCGGCCTAGGCGCGGGCATCGTGGACCGGCTAAAAGAGCAGCGGTATAAAATCAAAGGTGTAAACTTCGGCTGGAAGTCGCGCAACCCGGCCATGTACGGTAATATGCGGGCGCAGATTTGGGGCGATATGCGCGACTGGCTTAAAAGCGCCAGCATCCCAAACGACAGGTTCTTGAAATCTGATCTGATTTCGCCTATGATGAAGCCAGATTCCAAAGGCTCCATATTTTTGGAGTCCAAGAAAGACATGAAAGCGCGGGGTATTGCGTCGCCCGATGCGGCTGACGCCATCGCGCTAACGTTTTCGTACCCGGTAGCCAACCGAGGCGAGTACAATTCTAAAATCGAGCGTCGCGTAGTTAGCGAACGTGGGTCAATGACATCTTCTTGGATGGGGTCTTAATATGCCACTCGTCAAATCAAAATCACCCGAGGCATTTCGCAAAAACGTAGCTGCTGAAGTCAAAAGCGGCAAACCAGTCAAACAAGCGGTTGCAATTGCGTATTCCGTTAAACGTGCGGCCCCAGCGCCAAAAAGTAAAAAATGACCCTGAAAGCCATGCAGAACTGCTTGATTATTGAGCGCGACGTTGAGAAACACGCGTTCTTAGAGCTGCCGCCCGGTGAGAACATGGAAACTGGCATCGTGGTCGCAGCCGGTCCTGAGTGCAAAGAACTCAAAATTGGCGATCATCTATACTTTGGTGTCGGGCAGGAATTTACCTACGACCGCAAAAACTATGTTGTAATGCGTGAGCCTCACGTATTAGGAGTCCTGAATGGCTGACGTCACGGGTATTGTTGCCGCAGCTGCTGTGGCTGAGGGCGGCA